GGATTACCCGGTCTTCACGGCATTATCAATAAACTCATCTATCAATTATTTATTGGAGGGGCTGCTTCTGGTGAATGGGTCATCAAAAATGATTTAACTGGGATTTCATATTTAGCTTTAGTGAATCCTGAAAAGATTGAGGCTGCTTATGATTATAAAACCAATACCTATCTCTATTTCCAAATCGGAGACGAATTAGATTCTGGAGATCTTAGAAAAGCTTCTGGAGATTCCATGATTCCCGCAAACTACCGGAAACTTAACCCCATGACCTACCAGTATTACGGGTTAATTGGGGATACTGAATCCCCAATTGGTATTCCTCCATTTTTATCGGCTTTGGATGATTTACAGTCCCAATTAAAAATGTTAAGGAATATTGGCTATGTTTCGGATCAATTGGGTATCATGGGATTCTTAGAGGTCTTAATGGCCAAACCCCAACCTAACGAGGGAGAAGCCCACGCTGCTTACCAGGCCAGACTAATAAACCTTTTAGACCAGGCTAAGGTTAATGTTGCAGATGGTGTAAAGGACGGAATCGTTGCAGGTTACATAGATGACCATGAATTTGAATTCCACTCTTCTACCAAAGAAACCCAGGGGGTTGCCGATATTTTCGATATCAACCAGAGGATGGTATCAAATGGCCTCCTCACATCTCCTCAATTTCTTGGGGGATCTATGGGAGGGTCTGAAACCATGATAACCGTGGTATTTACCAAAATGTTATCCCAACTATCGGATGTACAGGCTTACGTTAAAGCAGTCATCGAAAGGGGCTTATCTATTGAATTGACTCTCCAGGGGTACAAATTCGAAAAGGTAGAACTAGAATTTAAGACTTCTACTATTACGGATGAAGTAAAGATGCAACAAGCCCGAGAAATCAAACAAAGGGTTGCTAGGATGATGTATGCAGATGGGCTTATCAGCCAAGAACAACATGCTTGGGAAATGGGCTTAGACAAGGCCGACAAAAAAGAGCCCAGAGTAGAAATCGATCCCACTAAGGTTATGGCTGACCAACAGGCTGCCGAGAAAAAGGAAAAGGGTGACCAAGCAAACGACAGAAACTCAAGGGCTAAAAAGAAGGATCAGCCAAAAGGTAAGGACTCGAAAAACAAATAATATGGACAAATTTAAACATTTAAGGAACGGTATAGGGGAAGTCAGAATGTCTTCATCTCACGCCCTATTCGTAGGTCATAAACCCGATGCAGTAAAATGTGCGGATGGCCTTTGTGAAAACATTTTATCGGAAACTACGGAAGAAGGCTTAGCTTCGTTTGGGTTATTCGGAGGTAGTAATGATTTAAACAAATTCTACCCAAACTTAACTGCTGAAGATTGGACCCCAAAAGAGGCTGATTTTATACAACCTTTATTTAGAGCTTTATCCGAAACTATTGTAATGCAGTTCGGCTTCATTCCAATAGATTTTAGTAGACCTGGTGTATTAAAGGCAGGGATGAAGAAACTACTTGGACAAACAGTAAACACCAACCACGAGACTGATGTTGAAAATGCGGTTGGGTCTGTATCTAAGGTTTCTTGGCAAGAAGCCACCAAAGTAGGTGGGGTAACGGTCCCAGCAGGGATTAATGCTATATTCAAGATCGATGCAAAATCCAATCCCCGCCTCGCTAGGAATATTTTAATGGACCCACCAGCAGTTCATTCTGACAGTGTCACTGTTAGGTTCAAACACGAGCCATCTCATACTTTCCGAGATAAAGAAGAGTTCTGGAGAAAGCTCGGAACCAAAAACGAAGATGGAGAACTAATTCGGCTAATTGCCACCACGGTTCTTGCATTTAAGGAAGTATCCTTAGTAAGCCACGGCGCGGACCCATTCGCCCAGGTAATGAACAAAGAAAATATTAATGATCCTAAGTATGCCGACTCGGTATACAATTTTACAGATAATAATCACAAACCCCATAAAAAAGAAGATATGGAATTAATTGCTTTATTGGCCAGCTTAGGCCTACAAGATTCTGGTATTGGAACATGGGATGAGTTAGTAACTCACTTTAATATAGAGCCGGAAGTAGCCCCCGAGGTTGCTCTTTATCAGGCCCTCGTTGCAGTGGATGAAACCTTGACCCCTGAGTCTCTTACCACTCTTACAGAAAACCAATTGCCTGAGGGAGCTACTCTCTTAGAAGAAGGCCAAGTAATCCTGAAAGAAGGAGAAACTGCCCTTACCGCGGAAGAAAATCTTTCATGGACGGAACTTAAAGAACTGGGTACTCCTGCGTTTATTAAGGACCAGGTTGCTCTTGGAGGTACTTACCTCGAGAACATCCGGGATAATGCTATCCGAGATTACAAGTTGGTATCGGGAGAAGCTGCTGACGAAAACATTTTAGCAGTAATCAAGGCCGCTGATCTTAAGACCGCAAAGTCCTTCGAAGCATCTTATCACACTCAGTTGGAAAAGCTAGTTCCTTTAACCTGCGATAAATGTGGTAGTGATGAGGTTTCCAGGTCCAGCCATAAAAAAGAGGAAAATTCTAAAGCTGACCTATCTCAAGATTCCTACAAAGAGTCCAGGGATAAACATGCTGCAGAGCACCACAGAAAACCTTCCGATATTCATCAGAAGGATTAACCCTGTAAACTGCGAGTATTAGTTTTCTATAATAAAGGGGGTAATGCAAATTATCCTCTTTTATTAAATCAGAAGAAAAACAGTTTAATCATTAAAACTTAAAAACATGCCTTATTCAGTAGGAGGGACCACCAAAAACACCTTTCGTTACGGACCAGAGGTCCACAAATTACATCTCGAATTCGAGATAGAAACAGGAACTATCCACAGAGGGATGCCCGTTATGTTAAATGCAAGCGGTAAAATAGAACAATGGGACGGCGGGAATGCCGTAGAATGCATTGGAGTATCTATCCATGAAGGCCGATCTGCCTACGGCGATCTAATCGTTGTTGCAATGCGTGGCTATGTAGTACTCGATGCTGTTGCTAGTGTTGATGGAACAGTTACTGCAGGCCCTGTAAAATTCCCTGCTGACGTAGCCGATGCTTATGTTCCTGGAGCAGAAGCTGCTGCTTACGACCCTGCTAACTTATCAGTTCCCGGAGCTCGGACTGCCGTAGGTACATCTGACCCAGACGTTCAGGGTTCAAACGCATTTGCTTCAGTAGTTGTAGATCAGACTTTTGCCACTACCGTTTCGGTGATTGGTTGGAGCCTCACACCATCGGCCATTGCAGGTGCCCCAATTCTAGTTTGCATTATGAACTAGGCGAAAGCTCAGCGATCGATCATAAATTAACATTGTACAATAACTTTTAAAAAAACAGAAAATGGATATTAAAACATTCCGTGAAAGTAAGTTCCATAACAAGGTAGAGGAGTTCGTTAATCATGCGAACTCAATCAGACTGGACGCTGATCGTCCATCCGATCTTACCTTTGCTGCTTTAATCGAAGAGCAGACGGGCCTTTCTGTAGATGACTTCTACAAAAGCATTGGGGTAGACCCCGCATTCGATACAATCCAAAACATCTTCACAGCTCCTGATAAGGACGTTCGCTGGTTGGTACCCGAAATTATTCGGGACAGCTTACGTTTGGGTTATCGTAATTCCCCAATTTGGCCGAAGATTACTGCCATGGAAGAACAAACCAATGGCTTGCAACAAATCCTCCCACACCTCAATATGTCCTCAGCTGTCCCAAGACGGGTCGGTGAAGGTGAGACTATCCCTTTGGGAGACCTTTCATACGGATCAAAGAACTTCCGTATTTATAAGTATGGAAGAGGAATTAAGATTACTGATGAAGTAATCCGTTACGTTTCTCTTAACGTTCTTTCCGTTTACCTGAACGATTTCGGTTTGAGAATGGGCCAGGGTGTTGACAACATGGCTATCCGAACAATCCTCCAAGGAGAAAATTCCAATACTTTCGAAGCTGCTCCGGTAGTTGGAGTAACCGATTCTGCTACTTGGATCGATGGTACAAATCGTGACTTCCGTTCCATTCTTAGGATTTGGTTAAGGATGTCCAAACTAGGTCGTAAACCTGGAGCCATCCTTTCTGATGAGGAATTGGCAATGGATATCTAGGAAATGCCAGAATTT